GAGCACCACAGCCATAACGGACACGATAACACCATCGAGCGGATATGATGGTATTGAGGAAGTCGATGTCACTGTTAGTGCGGTGCCATCGGCGGTAGTAGGGGACACAGGCATCTTGTCATCTTACACTACAGAAAGTGGTTCAAGAAAATGGAAAGCAAGAGGATGGATTGACTATGGTAGTGGTGGTTGGGTTGACGGAGCAGATTATACAGACTACTCAACTTATCCTGCCATAGCCACAGGCACTTCCGTAACGCCAACCGAAAGCGCACAAACCATAGGCGGTGTAAGCTACATGATGGAAGGCGCAGTAACAGTCAACGCCATTCCGTCAAACTATGTCGGTAGCGGTATCACACAGAGGTCATCGTCTGACCTAACTGCAAGCGGTGCGACTGTAACCGTACCGAGTGGATATTATTCCGCACAAGCATCAAAGGCGGTCGCAAGCGGTACAGCAGGCACGCCGACAGCCACAAAGGGAACGGTCAGCAATCATTCCGTGTCGGTAACTCCGAGCGTCACGAACACAAGCGGATATATCACAGGATCAACCAAGACAGGAACAGCTGTGACTGTATCGGCATCAGAACTTGTTAGTGGCACATATACTGTTGATTCAAGCGGAACAAAGGATGTGACCAATTATGCGAGCGCATCAGTACCAGCTGGCACGGCGGGAACACCGAGCGCAAGCAAGGGAACGGTGTCAAATCATTCTGTTAGTGTAACACCAAGCGTGACCAATACGACAGGGTGGATAACTGGGTCAACAAAGACAGGGACGGCTGTCACGGTATCAGCAAGTGAACTTGTTAGCGGAAGTGAAACGAAGACCGCAAACGGCACTTATGATGTCACCAACCTCGCACAGTTGGTGGTCAATGTGGCGAGCGGGTCAAGCAAGAACGTACAGGTATTACAAAGCACAAGCAGAACCAATTCATCTTCACTTACAAAGGTGCTTGGTGATTTGACCGTATCGAAAACAGGCACATATGACATTTATTGGTCGGGTGGCAGGACAAATACATCAACGTCATACACTTGGGGCACAAGGCTGTATATCGACGGCACGGGGTACGGCACAGAGAACACGACTTGGACGAACAACTGTCAGAGCAACCACTTGTCTAACGTATCACTGACCGTAAACCAAAAGTTATCCGTTTACGCACGGGGCAGAACGGGAAGTTATTACACTTTCGCACCGATGCTCGTCATCATCGAGGCATAGGCTGCTCAGGGGTGGGCGGCGAAACTTTCACCTCCTTTCAATAACATACGCAAGAGAAAAGCCTCGGAGTGATCCGGGGCTTCTTTTGCGTTTTTGAGGCGTTTATTTTCGATTTAAGCGATTTTTTAATCTCGTTGATATAATTACTCAACAGTTTTTTTTATCGGTGCATCGGCGGGATAATGGACGAATAAATAGGCTGTTGTATGTACAACAGGGGAGTCAGGTGGACAGTCGGGCCATGTATCATCAATGCGAACGTAAACATTGTCGAAGTCGTATTCCGTCAGCATCGGCCATTGCTGCTCGTCGCTTTGCCAGACGGTCCCGATCAGTTTGCCGGCTACACGGACGTCGATCCGGCAGCCATCTTTGCGATCTTTGTCGAACCGGGTGCAAGTCAGTTTGACAGTGCGGCCGTTCATATCGTAATTGCTCTTTACGAAATAGGCCATGCTTTTATCAATCTGTTCGTGATAATAACGAGACAGTTTTATTTTACGATATCCTTTATATGTTTCTGACTGAACAAATTCCATTTGCCACAGCGTCCCGGTTTCCTTTTTTGGAGCAGGGGCTTTTCTCTTTTTCTTTTTACCAAACAGCATAACGCTCACCTCCGAAACCATTATACCGCACCCGCAAAGGGGTATAAATAAATGTTTGTAAATATTTGGCAACGCTATTGCAATAATGGCGAAAAAGGGTATAATTGAATCGTGGAACTACCAAAGGGGGGCTTAAAGGCCCCTAAAAAATAAAAATACAACTATTCCTAAAATCATAAATTTTTGGCATAAAATCAAAATCGGAATAGTTGAAGGATATAATCAAAAGGGGAGTTTCACATTTAGTGGAGCTCCTTTTTTTATTTAGGAATCGGAGGCGAAAGAAATGAGAAGTGTAACAATACCGCAAGTCGAGTGCATAGAGGGCAGGACCAGACAAGAAGCGGTGATGCTGTTCAACAGACGCATGGAACAGCTTGTAAATGTGAACCCTGCATGGGAGCGCGATGGCGATGTATTCTGGATCACTTACAACAAACTCGTTGAAGAGCCGGAGAATATCGTCGAGGAGCACGAGCTTAACGGCGAGTGCCTTCACTGTAAAGACTGCCCGTTCTGCGACAGAGTAGTCGATATTTACGGCAACAAGGACACGAGGGTCAAATGGGGCAAGTGCATGAAATACGGCATGGTCAGCGTCAATCTCAATAAAAGAGTATGCGACGCTTACTGGGAAAACGAGGAAAGGAGGTAAAGATGCTGAAAAACGAAAGAGTTCGTGTCGAAATGGCAAAGGCCGGCATCAATCAGTCAAAGCTGAGCGAGATCCTTGATAAGGACCCGCCGACCATCACAAGGCTTCTGAACGAGGTCGAATGGTCAAGACGCGAACAGGATGAGGTCATAAAGAAGATCAGAGAATATGCGAACGCATAGAAGGGAGGATTAATTGAGACTGATAAGAGAGGAGGACATCCTCCGCAGAATCAAGGAGGACATTGACAAACGCAAAGACAGCAACGACATCATTGATATGTCTGTCGTTGCCGGACTCAATATAGCGTACTGCGATGTCCTCCTGTGTGAAACAGTAAAGGAGGCGCGAAAATGAAAAATATACTCGGATGGATGGTATGCGGTGCGGCATGGTTCGCATTCGGCTTCATGGTAATGACAACGATTATGACGGCATAAGGAGGTAAAAAATGGGAAAGCATGACAAGACAATCGAGGCGAGTTCGGAGGAGTTTCTGAACAACCGCATCAAGGATCTCGAAAGCAGGCTCGAGTTCGCAAACGAGACAATCAGAAAACTGCAGGAACAGTGCGGGCGCATGAGCAAGTGGGCAAGCGAGATTGAGGCAAACGCCGAGGACAAGATGACAGAGCTTGAAGCGGAGAACGCGAAGCTCAGGGGCAAGATCGTGAAGCTGGTGGAGAACTATGTATAGATGCCCTGAGTGCGGAGCGATCTTCGATGAGCCGGTATATGAGACCGTATGCTTCGAGGAACTATACGGAGTCGGCTCGATGTTCGCTGACAGACACTACGGGACGTTTGCTAACTGCCCTGAGTGCGACAGCCCGATAGACATCGAGTACGACATTTATGACGAGGAGGAAGATGAAAACGAAGAATAAAAAAGGCACACCCGAAGGTGCACCGATCTCACAAATCAAAGATACACCTCCGGGCGGAAAAAATCAATGGCTTGCGGAATTTCTTATGGGTCACATCGGTGACAGAGAGCATCCGCTGAAAAGGCCGAAGAATCCGAGCCTCGACAGAGTGCTCAGAGGCCTCATAGCAGAGAGGAATGCAGCAGGCGAGGACATAATCGTTAATTTGGGCGATGGCTATTTCAGAGCCGGTCCCGACGACAGGCCCGCAGTATTTGAATACTGGATAAAGGAGACTCACAGAGCGAAAGAGATCAAGAAGAAGGCCGACACGATGATGGCAACATACACAATGATTTACGGAGGTTACGAATAATGAGTAAAAAAATATTGATTCTCGGAAGATCCGGGAGCGGAAAATCAACAAGCATCAGAAACTTCAAGAAGGGCGAGATCGGCATCATCAGCTGCGTGGGTAAGGAAATGCCGTTCAGGACGGATATTCCGGTGTATGAGCCTAAGTTCACGCCTGAGACGATGAACAGATACCCTAACACGCTGAAAGCAATCAGAAACGCAAAGGCGAAGGTGCTTGTCATAGATGATGCGAATTATCTGATGAGCACCGAGTTCATGGCAACAGCGGGCGAGAAGGGATATGACAAGTTCACGCGCATGGCATCCAATTTCACGACGCTGCTCGACGAAGTGGACAAGCTCGACGATGACATCACAGTTTACATCATGATGCACACCGAACTTGACGCTGACGGCTACGAAAGACCGATGACGGTCGGCAAGCTATTAAGCGAGAAGGTCTGCATCGAGGGGCTGTTTACAACGGTGCTGAAGTCGGTCTATGAGGGCGGTGAATACAAGTTCCGCACCAAGACGAACGGAGCCGACTGCGTAAAGACACCGCTCGATATGTTCCAGACGGAGACGATAGACAACGATCTCAAGCTGGTAGATAAAACTATACGCGAATACTACGGTATGACAATGCCTTACAAGGAGGAGAAATAAGATGAGAGAGAGCCTGAGAAAAAGCAAGCAGCGCGTCATCGCTGCCGAAAAAGAAGTCAGACTGACGATCAGAAAAGCGGGGCTCACCGCAGACGGTGGAAGAAGGTGGCAGATGATATTCGGTTTCTATAACGGAGCCGAAAGAAAAATCAGCTCGACGAATTATGCAGCTGTCGACGTCGACCTCGAAGAACGCAGGGTCTACTTCGTCGAAACCGACGGAAGAGAAGGCTGGAAGCTCACTGGTAGCAAGAACGTTAAGGAACTGTCGTTGACCGTATATGACAGCGACGTGTGGAAGGTCTATGAGGGCGAATACAATCTGCTCAAAGATAGCGCCTCAGGTGACTACTATATCGACCTTGTGAAAAAGGAGGACAAATAATGCAGGACTACACATCATACGCAAAACAGCCGAGCACATTCGATGTGCTCCCGGCGGGAGGATACATCGCAAAGATAATCGACGTTGATGACCGTACATGGTCAGGACACAGCGAACCCGCGCACCTGATCCACATGGACATCGCAGAGGGTGAGCACAAAGGCATCTATAAAAAGAACAACGCCGCATCCGACAGAGACAGATGGCTGACATACTGGTTCGCAGAGCCGGGCAAAGGCTCTCCTGAATGGCTGCTCTCTAAGGTCGGCGGTATTCAGACATCGCTGATGGAGTCGAATGATAATGTAAATCTGTCAGATCCGCACTCGTGGAAGGGCAAATATGTCGGTGTGGTGGTCGGCGATGAAGAGGCTGAAAGCAGTTCCGGCACAGTCTACACAAGGCCGTATGTCAATTATATCTGCTCAACGATACGCATCCGCAAGGGCGAATGTCAGCCGGGAGGCTATAAGATACCGAAACTGAAAAGGCTGGAAACCATTACACCGAAGCCGTTATCACCGGCAGATATGCCTGACAGCTTCAGCGCAGCGGAAGACGACATTCCTTTTTAGGAGGCATAATGATCAGCTTCACGGTAGAGGGTACGGCAGTACCGAAACAAAGACCGCGCATATCAGGACGCAGAGCATATACACCGAAACGCACGAAGGATTATGAGGGGCGGGTCCTTGAGGCATTCCGCTCCTCATACAGCGGATTTTATCCTGCGTTCGGCAAGGATGTACCGGTACGGATCTGCATCAGCGTCATTCAGGAAATACCGAAATCGTGGTCGAAGAAGAAGCGCGCTCAGGCAGAGAGCGGCGAGATCGTACCGCTCAGCAGAAACGGGGATGTGGACAACATAGCGAAGAGCATACTGGACGCGCTGAACGGCTTTGCATACGAAGATGATTGTCAGGTGACAACGCTGATGATCACAAAGCAATACGGAGTGAAGCCGTGCGCGGAAGTGCAGCTCGGAGAGGATGAATAACAAAAATGAGAGACAGTTTTGTTTTTTACAGAAGTTTTGTGAAATCTGCGAAGAAACTTTCGCCGGAACAGAGGCTCGCGCTGTACGAGGCGATCATCGACTATGCACTCGACGGCGTAGAGCCGAGTGATGACGATATAGTCATCGCGGCGATCATGGAAGTCATTTTTCCACAGATAGAAGCAAATAATCAGAGATACGAAAACGGAAAAAAGGGAGGCAGACCTAAAAAACCATTGGTTTCTGATGAAAAAACCATAGGTTTTGAAACTAAAAACCATAGGTTTTCAAGTGAGAAACCTAATGTAAATGACAATGTAAATGTTAATGACAATGACAATGACAATGAACATGACAACGACAATGGCTTCGGTAGTGGTCGTTACAAATGCGATGATGAATTTAATATCTGGAAAAGACTCACGCCTGAGGACATCGATGTTCTGTATGAGAAGTTCCCAAACAGCGGAGGCTTGCTGATCGATGCGGTCTATGAGGACGTAAAGGCGAAAAAGACGAAAGTCAAAAGCGGGCTCAAGTACATCCTCGGTTATGCGAAGAATGTCGGCTGGGACGATAATGCGGATCACTTTGACGGAGGTATGGCATGAAGCGGGTTTGTGACATCTGCGGCCTTGAGGCCGATGAGCATTGGATGCAGTCGTTCAATACCGGGCGAAAGGTCATGTGGCTTTGCTGGGACTGTTATAAGCAGTCTCAGTACGAGGCCACTAAAAGCGACATGGTAAGACAGAAAAAGCTGTATCAGATACACAACGCAAGGAAGAGGAACAGATAGTTATGACATTGATAGACGGAGACAGATTAAACGACAGCATCCATACGGAATTATGCGCGGATCTAAAGTGTGATACTTGCTCAATGCGCACCGAGGGCGGCGGGTGCCGTGTCGAGGATTGGATAGACAATGCGCCGGTGGAGGAAGAAAAATGAAAAGCGACAAATACGAACCGAGAGTCTGCGAGATATGCGGACGAATGTATACACCCGGGCGAATAGATCAGCGAACGTGTGCGTCTCCTGAGTGCGTAAGGGAACGCAAAAGAGCGTATGGCATCAAGAAGAAAAACGAGGGTGTCTATAAGGCTCGCAAACGTGCTTATATGCAGCGCAAGCGTGAGCCGGAAGTGCACAAGCCAAAGCCGGACACTATCGTTGCGATCGGATATGCAGAGCGGCAGATGGCAGAGACGCTAAAGATGGCGGGGAAGGTGAAGACTAAATTATGAAATGGATGTTTATCGGCTTGCTGGCACTGATCGGTGTACTGGATGTAATGCTCGTAATGGGAAGTGCAAAGTTAGAGAAAGAGCGGGAAGAAATCGAGCGAAAGGAGAGCGAGTAGATGAGAGAGTGTAGTGAGTATGAGATTACCATTGAGAAACTGCTCAATGTTGTCCACAGTTACACAGACCCTATACGCATCTGTGTAATTATAGGTGATGCGTGGCGAACTTGCGAAGAAGCAAGAGGTACAAGACGTCTGCACGATTTCTATCTGACTAAGGCGCACACCAAATATGATGACGAGGAAAAAGAGCGTTTGCTCAAGTATTACAAGGATGTGCCTGTGTGGAACATAACGGCGTGGCACGATGTTGATTGCCGAGAGATTCGTTATGGCATAGAAGCACGATGCCATTACAAGGATGTCAGAGAGGGGTATCTTGCCGAAAAAGCAGACCTAAAAAGAGCCAAAGAAAGAGAACGCAGAAAGAAGAAGAGAGAGCAGACGGAAAGAGAGGGCGAGTGATGAAGTTTAACGGATACGAAGAACCGAAACCAATACCCGATATGCTCATAAGTAAGAACGAAGTCCTAATGCTGATAGCCAATTATCAAATGGGAACAGACCCACACAGCGAGATAGGGAACGCACAATATGACATATTGGAAATGTTGTTTAGGTCGGTGCAGAGTTTATTGGCAGACCGCAAGACCGAGCCGAGCAATTCGGAAATTCCGAACAACTGCGAACACATAACCGAAGATGGCGTAACTTGTGCAAAATATCCAGCTTGCGATGATTGCCTTGACAACCCTTTAAATAAGGTAAAAGGTTCTGAAAGGTTGGTAAAAGGTACAGAGCAGACCGAGCCACAGTATAGCGAAGATGATATGTACTGGCTATCACTTGCCGAAGATGTTGCTAATGGGAAAATGTCAGATGCAGGAGCAAACCAAGCGTGGCTTGAATACATCAACCACAAGGACGAGCCAACTATTTCCAAAATGGAACAAGTTGATAAGGACATAAATGTCCGTAGCAAGACCGAGCCACAGACATACATCACAGAGGACAGAGATACACAGATTCTTGATGCGTGGCAAGTACATCACAGAAACACAACGAGCATTGAGGACGAGCCACAGACAGATTGTCCGTGGAAATAATAACGGCAAACACAGAGGGCGGGCAAGCCTACAAACGTAATTCCCCTATATATAGTTTTCTTAAGTATCTTCTTTTTCGAACACCCAAACGCCCGCTCTCTGTATTGCATATTGAAGGAGGAGGAATGAAAGCAAGCGACAAAATAAGAATCGGCGATCTCGTGATGGTCACTTATCCGACAGGTGAGAAGACCAGCAACCCGGCACACGCGCTCGATGGGCAGCAGTTTGTCGTTAAGTCGAAGCGCATGGCTGGCGGGATCTCCAAAGGCGGTGACAAGTATATCTATGAACTGCATGGGGCAGTATCAGACATGGGTGTGCCGTATTCGTTTCTTACGGATGAACTTATAAGATTATGACAGCAAAAGAATATTTGAGACAGTACGAACGGGCTGCAAGACGCGCCCAGCGATACAGGCAAGAGTACGAAGAGGAGTCAGCACTGATCGATGCAGTGAGGTCTCTGTCAGACAATGACGGGATGCCGCATGGCTCGGGTGTCAGTAAGCCGACAGAGCAGAAGGCGATACGCTTAGCAGACAAGCGACTCAGGCTGATCAATGCCGAACTGGATGCCATCAGAGTTAAACAGGAGCTGTTCGACTTCATCGATAAGATAGAAGGTATCGAGGGCGATATACTTTATCACCGATACATCCGGCTGCTGAAGTGGGAAGAGGTCTGTCTGATCGTGCATTATTCGTGGCCTAACACCATGCGTATACACAGACGCGCGCTCGATAGGGTTCAGAAGATGATAGATGA